GATTTACCTGAAAATGATATATCATATGATAATGAATACGACTTATTAGTACCCGCTAAACAATATGTATATAATCCTAATGATACAAATCGTCCATTGAATACATATGGTCATCAACAAACTGATTCAGATTTAGCATTAAAAACTGATACACAAACATTAATGGTCAACACTACTGGTGATACACCTGTCGTTTATTCTCTTGATGAATTAAGAACTACTGGTTTATCAATATATACACCTACTAGTACACCATCATATTTATCACCTAGTATAAAACCAATTGATGCTGGTTCTGGAAATGTTTACAAAAATATTCAAGTTAATAACCATGATACTAAATTATATTATCTTAAAAGCATTGAATAAATTAATTATACATGTAATGATGTGATACATCTTCTTTTGTTTTATTATTTTTTAATTGATTATATCCATTTAAGATATCATCTTTTATAAGTATATATCGTAATGCTAATGCCTTACCAAATAATCGTTTAGAATGTTCCATTTTAATATGGAAAAATAATGTATCTATATCTCCTCCATAATTTGGAAAATTATCTTTATTCTCTTTAATGAATTTTTCTAGATTAAAATCATCAGAAGTTTTATATTGTTCCTTATTAATTTTATTTAATAATATTTCATATAATTCTTTTTCTGTATATTTATTAATATGATATCTAAATGGAAATCGTCTAGATAATCCACTGTTCATTGCAAAAAATCCTTCTAACGCTGCTGGATATCCTGCAATAATACATATAAATTTATCTCCATTTTCTGATAAATTTTGATTTAATGTATTAATACATTCCTTTGAAAATCCATCATCATTTGCAAGAGAATAGGCTTCATCAATGAAAAGAACACCTCCATAACACTCATTAATAATTTTTTGAGTCTTAATTGCAGTATGTCCAACATGTTGCCCTATTAAATCACTACGCTTTACAATTCTAAATTTTGGTTTAGGTATATCTTCTTGCATTTTCATTGATAATATTTTCATCATATTCATAGGACCTTCTTCTTCAATTGGTTCTGGTTTTTCATCTGACTTAATACATTCTAAATCTACATATATCTTTGATAAAATTTTACCTAAACATGATTTACCAACACCAGGTGGTCCTTCAATTACCGTATGCAACATATGATTACATGGAAAATCTTGAAGAAAATACATAAGTTGTGTAATTAATGCTGTTTTAACTTCATTCATACCAATCATTGCATCTAGTTCTTGTAAATGAGGTATAATTTTCATAAGCTTTTTCATATTAATTGAATAATGGGTAGTTTCATTAAATGTTTCATATTTCTTTCCTAATTTTATCAAGTCTTGAATATTTTTAATTTCATCTTCAATAATTACTTCTTCTGATTTAAATGATGATGATTTAATAGGTATAAAGTTTGACTTTATAAATGATTTTCCAGTTTTAATATCAAATAAATCTACATTTATTATTGGTTTATCTAACATCATTTTTTCTCTAACTAATGCTTCATTTCCATCCAGTAATTCTGGACTATATCTAGCATTAAATATCTCATCTGCTGGTGTTGATGCTAATGAATCATGAGTTTCAGATCTATCTCTATTCCTAGGCGATGAACGTAGATTTGGTGATGGTGGAATAGGTGTGTATTTTCCTCCTACATCTTCAAGTGGTTTATCCCATTCATATCGTCTAATTATTTCCTTAGCATCTTCATACATTTCATGCTTAATTACATCTGGAAAGGATTTATTATAATATCGATTTCTATTGTTCTTATGTTTTTTATTATAATGTTTTCCTCTGTTAAAAGCGTCGTAACTACTCATTGTGTTTTAATTATTTAATACTGTTTATTTTTAGTTATTTTTTCAATTTTTTATATAAATGACTTAAAAATTAACGATACTTATATTATATGAATTATATTTATAGATTATATACAAATAAAACAGTAGGTGTCTTTACAAATAAAGATGATGCAATTAGCTTATTATTATATATACCTAATTCAAAAATAGAAGTCTTCAACAATTTAACTCCTATAGGTATTTATAGTTTGAATAACAATAAGATATATTTTAATAATACTCTTTATGAACTTGAAGGATATATGAAAGAATGGTTTAATAGTCCTGATAAACCTATAAACGATGAATTAAATTTATTTATTCCAATGTCTGAACCTCCATTACCTGTACAAGAAAAGAAACAAGAACCAGTTAATATTGAATCTTTAGCTGAAAAAATTAAACGATTAGAAGAAGAAGCAAAATTATATGAAGAAAAAGCTAATGAAATTAAAGATGTTGTTAATGAAAATGAAAATAAGTATATTGAAAAGGTTAAAAATTATGATGAAGAAAGAAAAAGACTAGCACGTGAAAAAGATAATTGGAATCAATTTAAAACTAAATTAGAAGCTGATAAACGTGTATATTGTATAATTAAAGAACAAATAGAATGTGGTGAGTTAAATGAAGATGAAATTCCAGTATTATTTCAAGATAAATACCCAATATTCAAATATATGCATCAACATAATTTAATCACTCTAAGTGATGTACTTCATCCAAATGAAATTGATAGTTACATTGAAATATTAAATAATCCTCCTATGGAAATTGTAATTTCAAATCAAAATATCACAACTAATGCTAATAATTATAGTGAACTATTTTCAAGTAGTGACCCTATCTATAATTTTAAAAAAAATTTTGATTCTGAAGTAGATTCAAGTAAAGATACAGATTAATTACTAAGTTAATATAATAGTAATTAATTTTTTATTTCCATTGTCTATATACATTCATATTCATTCTCCTTGGTTCTGGTGCTGGTTCTTCTTCCCCATGTATAGCATCAACTACATCTGGATCACTAAATACAAATTTACGAGCATTAATTGGTTTGGTATCTTCTACTTTACAATTATGATGATATTTTTCAATATCGTTAGGTGTAGCAACTGAATTTTTAAATGATAATAATTCTAAAAACATTTGATTAATAATAAATTGTATCGTATTAATTTGTTTTAATATCTTAAACACTTCTTGGTCATAGATAAAAACATTATTGTGTTTATTCTTATCAATATATTTAATTAATGATTCTACATCATATTGTACTAAATTATGTATGTAATGCGGTGCACAACATTTACCTTTCTTTTTACCATAGTTAATTGAACAACTAGAACGATGCGGACAAAAATCATATGTACGTTTTACCAAATCTCCTGTAAATTCTTTGTTTATTTTTGGTTGCTTTAATCTATTTGCTAAAATTAAAGATGCTTCACTAATCCATGCTAAAAATTTAATATATTTTGATATGTTACTTGATATAATTTTATATTGCTGAATATGCTTACTAATAAATTGTATTAAAAAATATTCATTATCTAATAATACTAAACTATTCATTGATTCAGTAGGTAAATTTTTTACAATTCTATTTGCTTCATCATTTACATCTTCATTATCAACACTAAAATTTGTTCTATAATCTAATTTTTGATGTACTTTATCTTCAAATACATCAGCAGTTGATAACTCTGCTTTAGTACGGAATTTATTTTCCATACCAATTAATGAAATATTATGACTATCTACGGATTTTACCCAATCAATATTCATTTTATTATTATAGTTATATTTAATTATTTAAATACTTTATCAATTTTGTTTAATTATTATTATTTAATTCTACGTTTATAGTATAGAGAATGTCTGCACCTACAATTAGATTAAGTTCTTATAAAGGTCCTAGACCCAAAGATACATATCAATCTAAAATGACTGAAACTGAAATTGAAGAAAAATTAAACTTATACAAAAAAATTAAAACTGAAGATATTCCAAAACTACCCCTCAACACTCATATTCGTTATTATTCTATAGTCAAAAATAGTGATGGTTCTAAAGAAAAAAAATTTAGATTAGGTGGATTTTTAGAAAATAAAGATAATTATGATAAATATATTATTTTAACAAATAGAAAAATTTCATGGTCAGTTAATACAAAAGAATCTATATTATATCGTAAAATGACAGATGAAGAAATTAGTGGTAATGTTGATAATAAAACTGAACATATTACTAATGAAAATAAAAAATTAGCAGAAAATTATGAAAAGCTTAAAAAAGAATATTATGATATCGTTGATAAGTATCACCGTCTTAAAGCTAAATACGAAAAAATTAAAACTCAATCTGAAAGATAATTATAATATTTTTCTATATATATTATAATGGATGATAATAATACTAAATTATTGATTATTTGGTCACGTAAATGTAAAATATATTATCATTGCCATCGTGATACTGCTAATTATTATGACCGTTGGGATAAATTAATTGGATTTCCTGCTGTAATAATTAATGTATTTAATTCCAGTTCATTATTTGCAAATTCTCAATCTATTCAACAAGTAACTGTATTGATTATTGCTAGTTTAACTGTTTTATCTACTTTTTTAACAGCTTGTCAAAATTATTTTGATTTACCTAATTTAAAAAATTCACATCGAAAACTATCGAATGATTATTCAAAATTATTATACTCTATTGAAAAAATAATAATATTAAATAAAAATGATCCAACTTATAAAATTGATAGTAATGTTATGACTAAAATATTAGATACAATGGAAATATTACGAGAAACACCATTGGAATTTCCTGAAAAAATTTGGTTAAAATATAAAAATACTTATAAACAAGATACACAAGATAAAGAAGATGATTTGAAAACTAGTGATACATTTAAACAAGTTCTTCATGCATATAAAGAAAATCAAAATATTGTTGAAACATATAATAATTCTGTTAAAGTTCAAATAAATCCTCCTGTTGAATTAGATAATGATGAAGAAAAAAATATTAATATTTTTAAAAATCCAGAAGAAAGTAAATCATCTGATTCATCATTTACATCAATTACTGTTAAAGAAGAATAATTAACGAATAACTTTATAAGGGTCTACTTGGGTTAAAATACGCATTTTACAACAATATCTCGTGATTCCCATACTCTCAATTAATTCTTTTCTTTTAATACTTTTTTCCTTATCTGATAATTTTGAACTAGTTATTTCAAGATTTTTAGTTTCATATTCAAGTTCAACATCAGCTAATACTTTACCACATGTAGGACATACAACATACTTCATTTTATAATACTATTGTTATATTTTTAAATTTAAATTTTTCATTTTTTTATAATTTTATTTAATATGGGTGATATACTAAATCAAAAAATAACATTTGATGAAAGATTAAACAATTTAAGAAGCCTTTACAATAATTATAGTGTCGACGACCAACAATATATATCCGATAAATTATCAGACTTAATTAACTTAAACTTTCATGACCAAGATTTTAATCTCTCTACTAAACAAGTATTATCCGATGATTCTATTAAAACATTCTTATCTGACCCAGTTTATGCTGGTATATTATCTACTATTTCAGAATTAAAAGATTATCGTTCTCTTGAAGCTGTTTTATACACTGATCAACATACAAAAGTAAAATATGATAATATGGTTGATGCTCAAGGTATTATTATACCATTAACTCCTTCTTATGGTATCAGTACTCCTAGTAGATCAAGAGCAACTCTTAGAGCATATACACCTGGTGCAACTGTTACTACTTTATATAACGGTGATATGATTACTGGTCCTACTTCATTTCAATACAAAGATAATAATTTCATTAATTCTAATTTTAATAGTCAATTTGATGACCAATTAGCTAGAAATAGAATTGAAAGGGTTAAAGAAGAACAACAACGTTTGCAATTTTTGACTCAAAATGCTATTAATGAAGAAAAATCAATTAAATATATTCATGAATTATCACTAGGAGAAGTTTCTGATAATTTAGCAAATAGTATCATATTATTATTCAAACAAATTTATACTTTAGATATTAATGGTATTAAAAATTCTCAACAAAATTATATTTATTATGGTTTTATATTTATCGTTGTATATGTTATATTAAAATTATTTTGGCAAGAAATTAGTGCTTAAAGTGTAAGATTACTTTTTAATAATATATGACTTAACTTTTTCGTTAAATCATTTAGTTTATATACTGATGTAATACGGTCATCTAATGTATGTTCAAATGTTACAAATGTGTTTAATAAATTATTCCTTTGAGATTCTAAATTTTGCTCTAATATTTCCTTTGGATACATTTTATATCCATCTTTTTGATGAAAATTTATAAATTTTTCTAATCGTATATAATTATCTACTTTATTCATAAAATCTTTATACACTGGTGGATTATATAATTCAAAATATTTAATATCACTTACAAATTGTAATAATGATTCGTTATTTGTATTTTTAATATTTGAACTACTTTTTAGATTTTCTAATTTTTCCTTCTTTACTATCGATATATATACAATAAATATTACTACACTCACTACTAATGTGAATTGTAATAAATTAATATTATATGTTCTGGTAGTATAAAACAAAAAAACTAAAAATATTATTCCATATGTTATTTCTAATATAGAAAACTGTTTTAAATTTCCTAACATAAATATATGAGTGATTTTTATTCAAAATATTTAGATTTAATTAATAAAGAAAAATCTAATTATCGTGGTGCTGGTATATTCTTTTTTGAAAATTATGGTTCTGATGACTATATGGTTTTATTAGGTGTTGATAATAAATTTAGAGGTAATCATCTTAGTGTTTTTGGTGGTGGAAAAGACCCAGAAGATCCTCATTCATTACACACTGCAGTTAGAGAAGTATTTGAAGAATTATTTAATGTTAGACCTGGTAATATTGATTCTGTTGTTCAAGAAATGAAATCAAAAATGGATCAAGGATTCGTCTTAGAAAAAGTTCATGGTATAAAATTAAATGAAGTTTCCTATTTTGCTAAAATAGATACTATGAATATATTCTTTAATCATTTATATTATCATGAAATTCCTTGGCCATTTAGAGGTTCTCACAAATGGAATGAATATATAAATAATATTCCTGCATTTATAAGAGATAGAGTATTAAAACCTACTCAAAAAGCTGGTGATGGTATGAATGAAATTAAAAAAATTTATTTAATAAAATTATCTGATTTAACAGTACCATTAAAACGTGGTCAAGAAAGAACTGTTACTATTAAAGATATTAATTATAAATTAAGAGATAATTTAAACAGATATCTAAAAGAAAATGTAATAATAGATTCAATTCGTTCTATAAAAAATAATATATTATAGTAATGAATGATAATTCCGAAATAGAACTAAATTTAGATTATATGCTTACTTTAAAAATGTCATTTGAAATTGAATTAGAATTAGATGATACCCAAGTTTCACTAGTTCGTATAATTAACCAAATGTACAGATATTTAAAAAATCAACGAAAATCAAATGATGAAATAAAAAATGGAATTAGCTTATTATATACAGAAATTGACCCTGCTAATAAAGATGATGCTTTATACGTATTAGATAGAATAATTGCAACTGAAACTCCTATTCAATATCATACAAGTGCTACTTTTATAAATATGCTAAGATCTATTCAAGATGCTGAAAATCAATTAAATGAACAATATGATAGATATACTGGTGATATTATTAATGCACCTTCTGTATTTGATTTATTTAATACTAATTTAAATAATTTACATCATTATTATACTACTGGACCATCTGGTACAACTATTGAAGAAATAAATTCAACTGGATTTACTGGTTCTGAAACTGGACATACTGGACATACTGGAACTGATGATGAAGATACTGAAACATATGATGAATTATCTACAAATTCTTTAGCTTTACTATTAAGTACACATAATTCTTATAATACTTATAATGTTCCTTTATTAAATTCATTTATATATCGTCCATTTTTTAATGCATTGATGAACGGATTAACTGGAATTAATAATAGAGTTCATGAAGATGTTAAAAATATTGCTACTCCTGAAATTTTAGATAAAAATACTGTTATTATTAAATATGATGATCCATCTATTAAAGATAATTGTCCAATCTGTTTAGAAGGTTATAATGAAAATTCTATTATCCGTAAATTGAACTGTTCGCATATTTTTCATAAAGATTGTATTGATTCTTGGTTGCTCAAAGAAAGTTATAAATGCCCTATTTGCAGAAATGATTCACTACCACATACTCATATATAAAGAAATATAAATATAGATATTAGCAAAAATGTCAGCAGTAAGTGATATTAAGTATCAAAATATGGTAATCCATAATAAGAATTTAAAAATGTTGGATATGGACAATTTTGAATTACAAGAAAAGATTACTAAAATGGAGGAAGAGCGTAAATCTGCAATTAAGAAAAAAGAAATGAATCCATCTATTCCAAATGAAATTACGAATAATATTAATAAGAAACCTTGGATTAGAATTCCATATCCAATCCGTGAAATAAAGTTAACAGAATATATGAAAGAGAAAAAGATTGCAGGTGAAGCAAAAGATGCTTTATTAAAGTTATTATATGAGAAGAAATTAACAAATAAAGTAGTTTCTTATAATCCTGATACCGGAAAAATTGATAATATTACTGAATTAACCTGATTTAAGATATAAAAACTTATCATTATAATTTTCAAATGAATGAATATACTCATTTAGAAATTACTAAAAAAGTTAACGATTTAATCGATAATTTAGATCAAGATGAATTTAATTCTTATGATGAATTAACTGAATATATATATGAATCATTTAAATCTTTTGAATTAGATGTATCTCGTGATATTATTTATGATATTATTATTAATAAATGCAAACCTATAATTATTGTAGATGAAGTTGAATCTGATGAATTATATGAAAAAATTTTAGATAAAAAAATGCACTATATTAAAACTGTGCCTCAACCTGAACAACGTACCAAAGCATGGTTTGATATGAGAAATAATATGATTACTGCAAGTAGCGGTGCTGCTGCTATTGGTGAAAATCCATATGAAAAACCAGAAGTATTTATTATGGAAAAAGTATTTGGTAGGGAATTTGTAGATAATGATTTTGTGCATCATGGAAAGAAATATGAAGAGATTGCAACTAAATTTTATGAGCATTATAAAAATACAAAAGTAGATGAATATGGTTTAATTCAGCATCCTAAATATAGTTTCTTTGGTGCATCACCTGATGGTATTTGTGATAAATATACATTAGATGGTAAGAAGAATTTAGCAAATTATGGTCGTATGATTGAAATTAAATGTCCTTATAAAAGAAAGGTTCTGTTTAAAGGTGAAATCGATGGTGAAATTTGTCCTCATTATTATTGGATTCAAATTCAATTACAATTAGAATGTTGTGATTTAGAATATTGTGATTTCTGGCAATGTGAAATTGTAGAATATACAGATCCTGAAGAATGGAAAAAACCTGTTCCTATGGTCCATAAACATGAACAAGACCAAGTATCTGACATTAAAGATGAATGGACTTATGGTTTTGTATTACAATATTCAATGGATGCTTACAAAAAACGTGCTGATTTTGATAAAAGAGTATTTACTTCCAAGTATATTTATCCCGATAATTTATTAGGTGATTATGATGCTAATATTGAACTAGCAAATAAGATGAAAGAACAAACTATTCCTGGTTATACATTTGATAAAATTTTATATTGGCGTATTGTAAATTCTCATTGTTGTGAAGTTAAACGTGACCGTAAATGGTTTACTGAAAAATTTCCAATTTATGAAGAAGTATGGAATAAGATTAAATTTTATAGATCTGATTTAGAAATGGCTAATGTATTTAGAGATAAAATCTTGGCTAAAAGAGAAGAGAATAAAGAACGTCGTAATCGATACAAAGATAATACACCTAAAACTGATGATGAATTAGCAGTTTTAAATGAACATTTGGGTGGTGAACCTGCACCTAAAACACCGAAATCAACAACTCTATTAAAGAAATCATCCAGTGCTAGTTGGTTCTAATATATTTTTAATTTTAATTTGTAAGTCTTCGAGATAATCTTTTAACCACCTAAAAATATTATCTTGTGTTTCCTTTAGTTTATCCTTATTCTCCAATAAGTATCTACATTTAATTACTGCATTATCCCATGATAATTCATATATAAATGGCGGTTTATTATTATTATACCAAAATGTAATATTAATTTCTTCTTCATCTCCTACTACTATTGGTACTGCACCACAAAATACTGCTTCATATAATCTAAAACAATCTAATGTCACATTACCTCTACCATTAGGAACAAAAATAGAATCTTCATAAATTCTAGCCATTTTATCTGATGATATATTATTATCTATTATGTAATTATCAAATATTCTAAATTTATCTATCATTTCTTGTCTGTCTGATTTAATTCTACCAATAAATGACCATGTTAACTTTCTTTCAGTAATTGGAATTAATTTACTATTTAATGGATTTGAATCAAACATTTTAGACATATAACCTAATGGTAATTGAATCATATTTGGTTTATTAATTGGATAATCTTTTTTATTATATTGTCTAATATATAACTTGGTATGGTCTGCTAATCTCATGTATTCTGCACGTCCTCCCCATTCTTCTGATAACTGAATAATTATTAATGGCTTGATTCTTAAAACAATTGGATATATTACATTAAATGGATATTCATTTGTAGAAAATACTAATATATTATTATTAATTATAGATTCATCATTCATTGCAATTAATTCTGATACAGATACATGCATTTTTTTAATATCGCATTTTTCCAATAATAAATTAATATAATCTACTTCCCAATATGCATTTTTATCATATAAAAGTGTTACTTGTTGCATAATAATAAATAAAATAATTGTTTAAGCAAGAAATAAACATTATGGTAATACTAATTTTTATAAATTATTGAATATAAAAAATAGACTAATAGAAAATCTTCTTATCAATTTCAGTTTCAACTACACCAAATTTAATCATATATTGAACTTGTAACCATTTATAGTAAGGATGTCTAATATAAAAACAAGGGCATGCATAGTTAGTACCTGTGCAATTACATATTTTACCTGTGGTTACATAATAATCTAAATTTGGCATTTGTAATGGATTACCAAAACTATCTGATAAATTTAAAGTCAAACGATTAATATTCGCCAAGTTCGACATTTTCCATATCTTATCTTGATAGTTCGTCGCTGCATAGTAATGTAGTTCACCATACGAATCTGGATATAATAAACAAAATGCTTGTCTTAATGCATTATTTGTTGAATTAATATTATTATCTGTTATTTCATTAATTGTTAATATTAAATATCTATCACTATCTAAACTTTTGGATGAAAAATAATAGAAATTTACAGTACCTCCTGTTGCTCCTGGTGTTGCTAAAATTTCATAACTACATCTGTAACCACCATTTGATGATAATGCCATCATAAATTCTATATAATATTGTGTTAAAGTACTAGATACATATGTATAAGTTATACTTGATGTACCACCACTACCTGGCACTGTATATGTTGCTGAACCCGATGTTAATGTTAATGGATTAAAATTCGTAATTTGATTATTAATTGTACCATCACTTACATTTGTTCCTGATACTAATGTTTGAGAATAATATTGTGTATATGTTGGAACACTTGGATATGTAATTGTATATACAGTTGTATTATTTTGAACAACTGAATTATTATAACCAGTTAATGTTTGATATTTAACTGTTACCGTATATGTATATGTTTTTAAATTTGTTACGTAAACTGTTTCCACATTTCCTGATGGATCAATAGAACCAGTTGTACCACTTGTTAATGGATTTGGAATTAATGCACTACTTGTTATATAACTTGATACTAAATTATTGTAAATTGTTTGGACTTGACTTGCTTCTTGTGCTGCACCTGTTGCTCCAATACCTGATGTTAATTGTGCTAAAATAGTAGCATTAGATGAAATACCTCCAGATGCGGGTGATGGTACTGGATATTGTGTTAAGAAATAACTTCTTGGTAATACTACATTTTCTATTCTCATAAATTTTACATTTTCAAATACTTGAGGTACATTTAATTTCGTAATATCTGTTGATTCTCCAAAATATGCTTGTAAAGCAAAAGGAGATGGATAAAGTGCTGTATCTCTATCACTACTATCAATAACAACTACATATTCATTTACATTTTCTGATGCTACATTTTCACTAATATTTGGCCATAAAGGTGTTTCTAATTTAAATTCTTTTCTATCTAAATATAAACCATATTCTCTTGGATTTTTAGGATATTTAATTTTATTATCATTAATAATACCTCTTCTTAATGCATAATCTGTACTTGCTAATACTTGATTTTGATTTTGATAATTTTCAGTTAAAAAGGCATGTGGATTTGTATCTCTATTTGGAAATGTAGCTGTAAGAGGAGTGGGTGTCATTCCAGCACTAACACCATCTTTTCCATTAATTTCTTGAAAACTATTTCTGGGATAATTATTTCCTGGAAATCTATTACTCATATATAATTAATAACAAATTTATTTTCTAATTATATGCATAAAATGAATGGAGGAGACGCAAATAATTGTTCTATAAATAGAGATTTTAATTCAGGCTCATGTTTTACATTAGAAGAATTGCATCAAATTGCTAAAGATTATAATGATAAATACCCTAAAGATAATATTAAACTATATCCTTCTAAATCTGAAATGTTGTCTGTTTTAAATGAAAAATTAAAACAATTTTGCCCTGACCAAACTTGTTGGGCTACCCTAAAATTTTTAAAGAATAATGAAGATTTAAAAATGGCCTTTAAAACACCTGGTCCCGGTGGACAATTTGAATGGTTAAGCACCACCGAAATTAACGATTACATGGAAAGATTAATGAAATTGTATAAAGATTTTTTATTTGTTGGTGCTGTACCAATTGATATTGAAGATTTAGATGAATTTGGTGTTCGCTCATTAAATTATGATAAATTAGTTAAAAAAATAGGTAAAACAAAAATCGGTATTATTTATAATTTAGATGAACATTACAAATCCGGCTCTCATTGGGTAGCATTTTATATTGATTTTATTAATAAAAGAATTTATTATTCTGATTCTTCTGGTAAACCACCTGAATTACGTGTACGAAGATTAGTTAAAAAAATAACTGAAAAATTCTATTTTGATGATACTGGTAAAAAAATGTCATTACCTGTTAATTCTTATATGAACGATACACCTAATGCATTAGAACAAAAATATGATATTCGTTGGAATAAATTACAACACCAGTTTGGTGGATCTGAATGCGGTATTTATTCTATTAATTTTATTACAAGAATTTTACGTGGTGATACATTTGATGAAATTCATAAATCTCGTATCAAAGATCAAGAAATTAATGTCTGTAGAAAAACATATTTTAGCGGTTATGATAAAAAAATTAAAGGCGAAGACGTCGCACACATTTGCTAATTAAACTTCGCTTCGCTACGTCTCACTTCGTTCGTTTTTACACTAATCGTGTAAAATTCGCTAACGCTCAGTTTGCTACGCAAACATTTAAGGATTAAAAAATTATATTAATAATTTTTAATTTAAATAAAAAAATCATTATTGTTAACGAAGTTAACTGAGCGTAGCGAATTTTATGCGAGTAGCATAAAAACGAGTGTAACGAGACGAAGCGAAGCGTAGTTTACTTTAATAAAAAAAATAATTAATAATTATAATGAATACTTTTATATCTTCTAATACTAAACCCCTATTTGAGAATATTCAACCTTACGACTACTTAGAACCTATAAAATTACTAGCAGAAAATCATAAGGAAATTAAGCCCAATTATTACCGTGATATACTATCAGGACTAAATTATGATAAATTATTAAAAAAGAAAGAAATTTTACCTCAGTCTGATATCAATGATAAAATAATGTTAGAATATTCTAAATCTTTTTCTGATAATAATTTTATTATTGTATATCCTAAAGCTTTATCCAAAAAAGATAAATTAAAAGATTTATTTAAACTTTTAGATAATAATGGTAGAGTTTATTATAAAAAATATTTAACTATTGATTATTATCAAGCATATAATATTATTTATCAGTTATATGCAAATGCATCTCGAATGAAATCTAACAATCATATTGTATACAAATTAGATAGATTAGGATTTAAAATTGGTTATACGAATGATATCTTAATTATAGTTTATCAACATTTAAATATTGCAAATAAAATTAATGGTTCTACTTCTTCTTTCAAGAGCGAATTACGTAATATATTTTTATCAGAAGATATTAAAAATAATACGATTGACCCACAATTAGATATATATCCTCGTGAATATGATTACATTCATGTCAACGACACATTTAATGAAGTTATTAATTATTCTTATTTATTTCTTGATTCTAATACAATTGAATTTACTAAAAAACAATTATCATGGAGATTACTTGAATTTTCTGATGGTATTGCAAAATTTAATAATCTATTACAATTACTTTTTAAATTACCCCTTTTAGAAAGAAATAAATTTTTATTTATTAGTAGTACTGTATTATTTTCATATGGTATTCGTGCTATGAATGACATTGATGGTTTTGTGTTAGATAATACTAATATTACTCTAGAAATAAAAGATTACATTGATAAGAATGAAAAATCAATTGATATTTATTATAATAATGCATTCGATAAATCAAAAATAAATAAAGAATGGGAAGATACATTAAACGAACGTGCTAAATTACTCGGTGCATCTAATTTCAATGAACTAATTATTAATCCTAATTATCATTACTATTTTTTAGGTGTTAAATTATTAAAATTAGATTATGAAATTATTATTCGAAATTTACGTGCTAGACCTGCTCAACTTACTGATTTATTAGCAATTAGTCGTTTATTAAATATTACTATTAATACTAGTATACCAAAGTCTATTCAGTTATTTGATACTGAACAAAACACAACTGAAACTAAAATAGTAAATAAAAATGAATATATCAGTACAATGAAATATTATTTTAAAACACGTTATTTTATTGATATTACTAATGAACAAATTGAATCATGGTTTAATTCTACTGATGCAATACTATTAAATATACAACCACATGAATTTGAAATTAATACTAATAATAATATTTATAAATTAGAACTTCCTAAATCATACACAATGAAAGATTTATATTATAAAATACCTAATATCAATAATAATAAAATTGTCTATCCTGATTTAACTGAATTATCTAAAATGGGTTTTAATACCTATTCTTCTATTTTTTCTGATGATAAACCATATATATATCATGGTGAAGATTGGAAATTATCTAATTTATGTAATAAAAAACCAAGAGATATTTATGATAAAAAAAGTAATTTAAGAATTTTAACATTTAACGTTCATAATTTTATTAGTAGATGCAATCAAGGTGTTTCTCCTATTTTTAATAATAATTTTAATCTATTTCAAAAAGGTCGTAATTTTACTAAATTCTATGAACTATTTCAAAAAGTAAATGCTGATGTTATCTGTTTGCAAGAATTTGTTCCAATTCCTTCTTCTCCTCTTACTGAAGATATTATTGATTATAACGAAATCCAAAAAATTAATTTTGAATATATTAATGAACAAATGAAAAAATTAGGTTACAATTACTCTTGTATTGGTGAAACTGTTAAAAATAATTTTACTCTTAATGAACCCAGATCTTATTATATGATATGTAATGCTATTTATAGTAAATTACCTATTGAAGAAGAAAAGATATTTCACTTATTCATTAACAGAAATATTACTGCTATTAAAGTTAAGTACAATAATAAACCTGTTTGGATATTAAACACACATTTAGCATATTATTCTGATAAATCACCAGTTGATTTAACTAAAGATAATATTGTACTCCAATTTGAAGTTATTAAATATATTATTGAAAAAGAATTTGATGATAGTATTATTTTATGCGGTGATTTTAATATTAACTTATATACTCAACAAAATAATTATCGCTATAAAAATTTTGATAAGGTAAAAAATATTACTGATTTATTTAATAATTCTTCTAAAATTTCTATTCATACTAATTTCAGTCAAAATGAACAAACTGATTACATATTGTATTCTAAAAATAGTAAATTACTTCCTACTTATAATTTATTTATTAATTCTGATTTATCTGACCATAATCCAATATTAACAGACTTTTATTCTTCTTGATCTGTTTCATTTTTTTGTTGTAATTCTTCTAATTTTCTAATTTGTTCCTGAACTTTTGTACTTAATTGTATTAATTCTTTCTTCTTCTCTTCCATTGCATCATTTGAATATTTATTTGTATTTGTTTCATTCATATTCAATACTTTGTGCTTGAGATTATCTCTTTCTACTTTTAATTCATTGTATTTTTCCATTAATGTTTTTAAATAATCTTCATATTTAACAACTTTACCTTGTAACATTTGCATTTGTGCTATCATTTGTTGTTGTTGACCATTTTGTTGTTGATACTGTTGTTGCGGTGGTTGTGGTAATTGAGGTGTTGCATTTCTATATTGTCTATTTTGTTGCTGTTGTTGTTGATATTGTTGATTATATTGTTGATGAATTTTAGGTAAATCTTTGTCATTCGTATATATATTTTGATTTATCTCTGGCATATCTTGATTAAATAATTCATGAATATTTTCTACTTTCTTTTCAGGAACAGAAATACTACCTCTCATTGATTCCATCTTTTTTAATCTTGCATCTAATGATTCATTATCTTCATTTATTTTTTCTGGATCAATACCTGTTGTATAAAATGCATCATCAAATGCACTATTAATTTCTTGTTCTTCATTGAAAAAACTAAAATTGGTACTACCTCCATAATCTTGAATATCATTTTTTGGTTCATTTTCACCTGATAATCCACTACTTGAATATTGTTTTGGTGGTGCTCTGGTAGCAGTACTTTTAAAAGCTTCTAATGGTGTTTTCTTATATTGCTCATCTTGCATTCTTTTAGGATTTGTTTGTTTACCTTGTAACCATTCTGGTACTTCTGGAGGTTTATTAGAATGTGCAAATTCTCTATAATTTTCTATATATTTATTATATTTATTTTCTACAGATTCATCACCACCAGGTACTCTAGTGTTTGCACTATATTGTGCTGGCATTCTTCTATCACCTTGTATTTGTGGATTTTTATTACCAATTGGAATCTGTAATCTTTTTAATGTTACATTCATAAATTTCTCTACTGCATCTGATACATTGTGTTTTGATATTTTTGTTTTATCTAGTAAATGAAATGTTTCATCTAATGCTTTTTTTACACCTTGTTGAATTTGATTTAATTTATTAGGATTTGATACATCTATTTTATTATGATTAACAAACTCGCTTGTAATATATGATAACACCCTTGGATTTACAAATAATGGATATAATTGACTCATATTGATTTATTTTATATTATTTTTATATTATAACCTTAAATATTTTATATAAAATTATTATAATATATAAATTATGCAGAACTATAATCCTTATAATCCAGTTTATAAATTTAAATCAGACAAAGCTCATGGACAAATACCCAATGAAACTCATGTTGAAGAAAATGAAGAAGAAGATTTGAGCAAAAGTATATTACCAACTTCTTACGGATTATATGTACCTCCACCCGATTTTGAAAAAGGTGAATATGAATCTGTTACATGGTTACAATATATTTCATCTACAATAGATTCTAAAGACCGTGATTATGCTAAATATCCGAATCCTTTTAATTTTCAAACATCTAAACTACCTGAATTTTATAAAAATGTTAAAATATTTCAAATGTTTTACATCTCTTTACCACAATTTAATTTAATGCAAGTAGCTATTCCTGGTGATCCTAATTGCACTTTTATGCAAACATATCTATTAACTAATACCGTTGCACTTAATCAAAATATTATTAATGGTGCTAACACTTATACTATCTGTAATAATGTAAATGGTGAAACTGATTTTATTATTAATTTTAATATCAGTGTTGTTTACACTATTGATAGTAGTGGTAATTTCTGGAATTATGGATTTAGCTCTACTTACAAATTAAATAGCAATCCCTATTTAAGATTACAAATTAATGAACTTCCTTATTCTCCTATATTAACTACCGACCAAACTACTTATTCTTTTATTGTTCGTATGTCTAGAGCTAGAAATTATATTGCTTATGCTAGTGTTCGAGCTCCAACTAAAGTATACAAAGAACATAATTTAATTAATTTACCTCAATTAACTTTTAAATTTTATGATTCAACTGGTCAACCATTAAGCATTAGTTATCTAGATAATTATGCATCTCCAATTAACGATCCCTCCAATTACGCCAGTAAATATAACTATATTAGACATCCTCTTTTCTATTGGCACCAAATTATTATGGGCGTTCGTATTGGTGTTATTCGTAATAGTTTTAAATAAAATATATATATATATATTATGTTTAAACATAAGTATAATAAATATAAAAATAAAAATTCATTATTACTGAAAAATATGTTTGGTGGGGTTACAATTACTTTACCAGATGCATTAATCAAAGGACCACATTATATGTATCATCTTAGTTTAAAAGATAAAAATATATATTTATTTGGTGAAGTTCATAAAAATATTGATGAAATAACATGTAGAGTACATGAAAAATCAAAAACAATGCTAGAGTGGCTAAAAGATGATGTAATTACAAAATATGTTGATGATAGCATATTAGATATATTTATTGAACTTCCATATAAAGATTCATTAAATGGAGACTATACAGATGAACAAATAGATGAAGATATTAAAATTAAATTAACAAGTAAATATACACTTAACCAATTTAAAACACTAGTAATTAAACCGCCAAAAAATACAAGAATACATACAATTGATATAAGAAATGAATTAAATGGAATTAGTATTAACATAGGATATTTAGATATAATAATTAGATTGTTGCTAATTGAAGATATTTGTAAAAAATATATATTAGATAATCATACTATACTATTAGAATGCACGGATATAATAATTAATTGGAATATATTACCATTTTTTAATATTAAAATTAGAATTATAGATAAAAATGAATTAATTACAATAATCAATACTAAATTAATTAAATATATCGAAGAATTAGAAAAATTATCAAAAGATGATATTCGCTATAAGAGTAATGCTAATTTTAGAAATATGATTGATGCATATATAACCAAAATGAAAGAAATAATATCTACAATATTATTATATATAGAAGATATACCTTGGACTGAATTTTCTATTTCTGAAGAATTTAGAGATGATTTATTATATGATACATTAATTAATAAAAATTTTAATAAAATAGATGATACATATAAACCATTTTATATTAAATTTAATCAAGAATTATTTAAATTAAAAGATGAATTTATTGCAAAATATAATATCTTTAAACAAAAATTTATAGAAAAACTATTATTAAAAGCTAGAGATAAATATATAATATCAAATTATTTTGTAACTCATCATGTATTTTTAGATTTTGAAAATATAACTGAAGTTCAAGAATCACTAATAGATTTTACAGCATTAATAATGGATATATATACTATTGGTAGATTATTAAAACCATATATAAAATCATGCATTGTATATACTGGAAGTAATCATTCATTAAATATTAAAAATAAACTTTTAGAAATTGGCTTTGAAATTAGAAATAAAGCAGGACATACAGATATTCCAATAAATTTATTTGATAACTCATTAAACTGCTTACCAATTAAAGATTTAAATTTAATTATCTAACTTTTGGTATATTAATTACTTCCTCTATTAAATAATATACCTCTTTTCCCTCTTCTATCTTATTCGGCTGATTATCCGCTCCTAATTTTACTCTGCCAATAGCAAAATCTAACTCAAAATCATATACTACTCTAGTATCAGGATTATACCAATAATCTTTAGGTTTATCCCTACTACCATCAATTACCTTAATACCTTTTATTTTAATTACTTTTATTCTTTTTACCTCACTGTTTAAAGAATTTAATCCATTATTTAATTTTGTATCATAATAAATATCTTCATTGTATGCAGGACCAATTTGTGGGTCAAATAATGAACTTTCATTGAATTGGAAACATTGATATGATTCAACCATCATATTGTGATTTTTAAATAATTTACAATCTATCGCTGCTTCTCTTACTGTCTTTAAAAAACTATCAATTAAAATTTGTTTGCGTTTAGCAATATCTTCTATCTTATCATCAATTGTTTGTTCACCATTTTTCTTTAATGCTTTATACCTATATACATCTACTGTTCTCTCTTCTATCGGCAAATCTTTGTGATAACATTGACGAATTGCTCTACCAATTACTTGCGATATTCTCACTTCATTCCAATACGGATCTAATATATGTATCTGTCTAATATTTCTTAATGAAATACCTTCACTACCTGATGGTGCAAGTAAAATATATTTAACTAACTTACCATCTACATTACCAATTTGATTGAATACCTCAATTGTCTTTTTTCTTTTAGCATCATCTATACCACCATGATATTCTAAATATTGGTAATAATCATTACCTGTACCATATGGTGCATACCCAAATTGTTTTAAATATATTGCAAATGTAGCTAAACCTTCCGCTGATACAAAGTTAGAATATACCATTATAGGACCCTTACTTCTTAATCCATAAAATAATACTGCTGTCATTTTACATGAACAATCGTGCAATGCTTTTAATAAATTACTTTTATTCTTATGCTTTTCCATAAATTCTTTGTATTTGTAACTATATTCTGTTTTAAATATTTCAATATCATCAAAAATAGTATGTTTGTTCTTTTCATCCATTGCATGTTTATGCATAAAATATTTATCAGTGGATAATAAAAAGTCTTGTAATGTTTTTTGATATAATTCAGCACCGTTAATTTCTTCTTTGTCTTTTAACGATGCAATAAATTCTTCTGTCTTACCTTCTGCAATTTTATATGCATCAATATCTTTTAATCTAAATTGATTTGGTCTAGGTCGTTTTTCACCATTAATTTTGTCATTAACATATGGAAATACAAATAATGCTGCTTGTCTTGTATAAGAATTAAAACTACCTTCCTCTGACCTACTTTGAACTCTTCTAATTTCCATTTGTTTCTCAATAAATTCAAATGTATTATACACTTCATCTTGATAATCAGCCATCACTAATTCTTTTTGTATTAATCTTTTCTTTGCATATAAATCAGGTGTCTCACCTATATAAAATGATGCTAATCCCAAAATTCTTCTTTGAAACATATTTTTGGTTGCAGGATTTAATATTTTAACTTTTCCTGTAGTGATATATCGCTCTTCAAATTTAACTTCACTTGTTGGAAAGATACCTGGGCGTAATAAATTAAAAATTAATGCTAATTCAAATGGATTATTCACAACTGGTGTAGCACTCACTAAAATGACTCTTGCATTATCATTGTCTTTCATTTCTCTTACCATATAATCGTATATTGAACTTGCTCTTCTACCACTTTGACCAGTTACGTTATTGTATACATTATTAATAAAATTATGTGCTTCATCTATAATAAATAAAGGTTTTTTAGATGCATCTACACTTCTAATTGCTTCAATAAAATCTTTATCCGCTTTAGGTGAATCATAGTGAATAAATTTAATTTGTGACCTCATATTTTTCTTTTCATCTTTATTTAACCAATATTCCAAATCTTCAATCCATGGCTTGTTTTCAAGTGTTGCTTTAATTAATACAAATACATTCCATAAACTAGAAAAATTATATAATGCATTGTATACATTGATTGCAGTAGCAGTTTTACCAGAACCTAAACCATGATATAATAATATTGACCTATATGGACTTCTATAATCTAAAAATTTTGCTACAAATTCTTGATATTGTCTTAATTTTAATTCTTCTTGAGGGACTGCACAAGGATCTGAACCTAATTCTCTTTTAATTTCATCTAAGTGATATTTCTTAAAATTTTGTAATATCCAAGATGGAAATATCCTACCATTTAATTGTAGGTTAACAAATTCATCTCTTGTTTTAGTATTTTCACTCATATTATTATTTAATATAATATTATGAATAATTAATTATTGTTTTGTAATATAATATCAAATATATCAAAAAATTTATTATAATTTGCTGTTGTAAAATTTTGATAAAATAATTTATTGCTATTTAATCCCATTAACTCTCTTTTTTCTTTATCCTCAATTAACATACTTAAATATTTTATACATTCATTATTATTATAATAAATATAACCATTAACATCATTAATTACTTCTGATGAAGAACATCCTGCATTAGATGAAACAATCGGTTTTGAACAAAACATTGCTTCAATTATATTAGTAGGTAATACTTCATTTAATGAATGACTTACTATAATATCTGATTCATTTATATACGACATCGCATTATTAACTAAACCTGTTAATATTATTGAATTACTATTTTTATTAATTTTTAAATTATGATGTCCTTGTCCAACTAATACTAATACTAGATTTGTATATTTATTTTTTAATACATTAAATACATTATCTATAAAATCTTGTTGATTTTTTCTTTTGTCAATTGTTCCAATAATCGAAATTATTATTGGATTATTTATTTTAATTTTATCTATTAAATTTATTTTATTATCTTGTTGTTCTTTAAATATTAACGGATCAAATCCATTTGTTATAACGTATCTATTATTATTTGAATTAAAATATTTATCATTATTATTCTTCTGACCATTACATAAAAAAATTATATTCGCATTTTCAATTTGTATTATTTTATCAAATAAATGACTAAAATAATCTTCTATTAACCATTCATGTATTATCCAAATTATATTTAATTTTAAATGTGATAATTTTAATAAATACTCATATGTACAAATTGTATTACATATGATAATAGGTGTTATATTTTCTGCTTCACATTTATCTAAAATATATTTTTCTATATCATTTGGACCTACTTTTATACCATGTTGAATAATTAAATTTTTATCCTCAAATTTATTTAATAAAAGTAATTCTGTTTTAATGTTATTTTTAATAAAAAATTTTTCTAAGTTATATAAATAAAGTGGTGCTCCTGTATTTGAATTTTCATGTGATATTAAAAATACCACTACATTTGAATAATTTTTTTCTATAAAATTATAATGTTCATTATTTGTAATAAAATAAATGTTAATTAATACAATACATATAATTAATAATAAAACAAAAATTAATAAATTAATCTTCATAATATAGTATAATATAATTTATTTAATTTGATTTTCCTTAATCTGCTTAAACTTAATTAATGCATTCAATGCAGCCTGTTGTTCTGCTTTCTGCTTAGATGTACCTTCACCTTCTGCAATAATAATAATTTCAGTTGGACGACCTTTATCATCTAATGATGTCATTGGATCTAATACACCCATTGTATAAATTTTTTGCATATTATTTGTCTTACCTACAATACCAGAACTTGATTTACAAGAAATTTCCCAATAAATTGGTGATACCCATTTGTTAGAATGAAATAATTGCATAAGTTGGTCTTTGTAATTCTCATTCTGATAAATAAGTGATGGATAATCAACACTATTTTCTAAAAAATATTCAATTAATTGTTTGCATACATCTTGACCTTGGTCTAATTTTAATGCACCTAAAAATGCTTCAAACGCATCTTCAAGAATCTTATCAGAATTTCTTCCCTTAATTAATTCAGTTTGTTTTGAGATTAATATATATGTATCTAATCCCAATTCCTTTGCAAAGCGTGAGAATGTAGATTTGTCTTCTATCTTTGTTTTTAAATACGTCATAAATCCTTCATCCCCCTTTGGATTCATTTTATACCGCAAATACAAATATGAACATAAGATATCTTTAATCGTACCATCTCCAACGAACTCTAAACGCTCACTTGAAACGTCTCTTAGTTCTACGAGAGTATTTCTGTTCTTTTTCATCTCATTCATTTCCTTACTAAATTTAGAATAATATTTTTGATTTACGTATGAATAATGCGACATTGCCTCCCTAAATATCTCAATATTATTAACTTTAATTTTTATACCAAAATTACTTAGTAATCTTTCAACATCTTCACTTTCAATCAGAATATTATTCTCATTGTAAGGTATACTAATTAAAATTTCATTGTCATCACTATCATCATGAGCCATTTTATTATAATTATAATGTTGTTATATCTTTAATTATTAATATCAATTTTTCTAAAAATTATTATTTTTTGTTTTCTATCATATCCCATATTTTAAACTCCTTAAATATTAAATATGTAAGAATCATTAATAAGTAATGTATTTTAATATATTTATTATTTACATCCATATACAAATCTGGTAAACTTATTAATATATACACTCCTGTTATAGTAAATACATCTATATTTGTAGTAGATAATATTAAACCTAATAGTGTAAATATTACTGACCATGGATTAAAATTAAACGTACCAATTCTAAATGCTGATATAGTTGATATATAACTAGCTTTAACTTTTACATCTACATAGTAATTACTTAATAAATTATTAAATATTATTGGATGAGATGACGATGTATTTAATGACCCTGAATCATCTGTAGATGTTTGATATGCAATTCTATTATTAAATGTATATATATTTAGTAACTTATGACTATATAATGTTTGTATATGAATATCAATATGTGTATAAATATTTTTGTCAATATATGTTACTAATTTTTTTGCACCATCTCTTGATAAAACATACGCATGTGTAGCTAAAGCTACTATTGGTTTATTAATATAAGTATTTCTATAATTTGAATTTGTATTGACTAATCCTTGTACTCCAAATTGTACTACATTAAAATTAATATTACTTTGACATCCAAAACAACCTAAATATAAAATATCAAAATCTTTTGGTGTATTTTTTATACCAATATCTAATTGTTCTTTAAAATTTTTTTCAAAAATTACATCATCTTCAAATATTATACCATATTTTGCATCAGATTCTAAAAATAATTTCCATGTTTTAAGATGAGCCATTGCACATCCAATTGCACTTAATGGTGTAAACATTCTTCCATATATATTTGTATTCTTCTTAATCTCTTCCGAACTTAATTTTCTTCCATTAACACCTTCCACTAAAATAGGATCTAATCCATATGTACGTATTTCAGATAATAATTTTTCTGGTTTATTCAAACTAATAACATATGTTTTATACATTAATATATACGAATAAAATTATTTTCATTTAATTATTTCTTTTTATTTTCAACATAAAATTTCACACCTAAAAATGACAATATCAATAATAAATAATGTATTTTAATTAGTTTATTATTTACATCTATATATAAATCAGGTAAACTTAATAATATATATAATGCAGTTATAGTAAAAAAATCTATTTCAGTTGCACCTAATACAATACCTGATATTATAAATAAAATAGAACATATATTTAAATTTATATCTCTGATTCTTATTAATGATAATGATGATATATAACTTGCTTTTACTTTCTTCTCAATATAATAATTAGATATCATATTATTAAATAATAATGGATGTGTATTAGATACATTTGATGATTGAGTTTCATCTGTTGATGTCTGATATACTATCAATTCATTCGCAACATAAGTATTTATTAAATTATTACAAGCTAATGTGTGTATATGAAAATCAAGATGAGTATATATAGTACCTTCAATATATTGAATTAATTTTTTTGCACCTTTTCTTGATAATACATATCCATGTAATGCTAATGCTACTAACGGTTTATTTACATAATCATTTACTGTATTTGTATTTAAATTTAATATACCTACATTAAATAATGCAATTGAAGTAAAATTAATTGAATTATTACATCCAAAACATCCTAAATATAATATATCAAAATCTTTTGGTGTATTATTTAATATCAAATCTAATCTTTCTTTAAAATTATTTTCAAATATTGCATCATCTTCTAATATTAATCCATATTTTTCTCCTGATTTTAAAAATGTCTTCCATGCTTTAATATGTGCCATTCCAATTCCTATTATACTTTTAGGTGTAAAATACGATGCAATATATGTAGTATTATTACTAATTGTTTCATTATCTAATGTTTTACCATTTACACCTTCAACTAAAATTGGTTTAATACCCATATCATTAATTGTATTTAATAATGTAGATGGTTGTTCTAAACTTATTACATACGCACTATACGTATCTTGCATAATATAAAATTATAAAAAATATATAAATTATAATGAATAAATTACATATTATAACTGTTGCTACTAAAAATGAAGGCTATTATGATGCTTTAATTAATAATATACATAAAATTAATATAATTACATTAGGATTTGGTCAAAAATGGACTGGATTTATTATGAAATTTAATTTAATTAATGAATATTTAAATAATTTAGACAATAATGATATTGTTATATTTTCCGATGCATATGATGTATTACTTTTACAAGATTCAGATACTATTATAAATAAATTTAAATCTTTTAATAAACCTATTGTTATTAGTAAAGATGCAGAACATAATTCATTACTTGGTATCTATTTTCAATCACGAATATTTAGTAAATGTAAAAATACATATATTAATTCTGGATTATATATTGGATATGTTTGGGCTTTAAAATTATTATTTGATGAAATTTATAAATATAAAAATTCTAACGATGACCAAATTATGTTAATTAATATATGCAATAATTCTTCCTTTTTTGATAAATATATTGCAATTGATTATGATAGTTTATTATTTTATACAACTTCAGGTGGTTATGGAATTATAAATTTTAATTACACATCTGGTATAGATTCTGATATAATCAATAATAAATTAATTATTAAAAAAACTAATCAAGAACCTAGTTTTGTTCATGGTCCTGGTAATACAAATCTTGATTTATTAACTAACATATATAAATTACCATCAAATAAAAGTCGTAATAAATTAGATAAAGTATTTATATACAGTAATCCGGAATATTTAAAATATATTATATATGATATATTAATATCCTTAATTATTTTTATGACAATGATAATTATATTAAAGAGTTATAGTTAATAATAATAAATGAATAAATTACATATTGTTACTGTTGCTACTAATAACGAAGGTTATTATGACGCATTAAATAAAAAAGAAAATAATATAATTACATTAGGATTTGGTCAAAAATGGACAGGATTTACTATGAAATATGATTTAGTAAAAGAATATTTAAATATATTAGATGATAATGATATAGTAGTATTTACTGATGCATATGACGTATTACTTTTACAAGATTCAGATACTATTATTAATAAATTTAAAACTTTTAATAAACCTATTGTTATTAGCAAAGATGCTGAACCTCATTCATTAATTATTATGTATGTTCATTCAAGAATTTTTAAAAAATGTAATAATACCAAAATTAATTCTGGATTATATATTGGATACGTATGGGCTTTAAAATTATTATATAATGAAATTTATAAACAACAAGATTCTAATGATGACCAAATTATTTTAATTAATATATGCAATAATCCTTCCTTTTTTGATAAATATATTGCAATTGATTGTGATAATTTATTATTTTATACTACATTTGGTGGTTATGGTATTCTAAATTATAATTTTGTTCCTGGTTTTGATTCTGATATAATTAACGATAAATTAATTATTAAAAAAACTAATCAAGAACCTAGTTTTGTTCATGGTCCTGGTAATACAAATCTTGATTTATTAATTGATTTATATAAATTACCTAAAAATAAAAAACGTAGTAAGTTAGATAAAATACTTATATATAGTAGTCCTCAATATATTAAATACTATTTGCAAGATATGTTATCTGGACTGATATTTTTAACTATATTTTATTATTATGTAAAGTAATTTTCTTTTATCCAATTAATTATTTCAGTATTTTTTACTAATTCAGCATTATTTAATGCTTCTTTCTTAATTTTTTCATCATCAAATAATGTCGGTTCAAGTTCATTAAAATATTTTAATATTTCTAAATTTCCATAATAACATACATCATTGATATATTCTTTTACATTTTCTTTCTTCACCGATAATACCCATTTAACATAATCTAAATTCTTATTATTGATTGCTAGTGAAAATAATGATGCATGATTATTTACATCAACTAATTTTTTTTCATCATAAAGATATTTAAGTATATCCAAATGATTATAATATGCTGCACATGAAAATCCAGAATCATAATTAATTTTTAATTTTGGCTCTATTTCTAATTTAGTACTTCTATCAAAAATACTCAAAAAATATACTACATTAATATGACCATTTTTACATGCTTCTTCAAATCCTTCATCAAAATATTCGTGTGAAAAATTACTATCATGATAATAATCAATTAAATTTACTATATTTCCTTCCCTGCAATATTTAATAAATTGTTCTTCCATTCTTTTATCTTAATATCTATTACTAATATTAAAATAATTTTTCAATTTAAATTAAAATACCCAAAGTGAGGATCGAACTCACGGCCTCTCGCTTAGAAGGCGAGCGCTCTTCCACTGAGCTATAAGGGCAGTTATAGAACATATAACTGCTCCTATTTCTTTTTAAAATATTATTGTTTTATTTACAGTTTTATACCGTCTGCACCGGTTTGCACGTATCGAGGATTGCACTCGAGACCTTCGGCTCATAAGACCGATGCTCTACTAACTGAGCTATACGTGCAATTTCTATATTGATGTTTCTTTAAATGTTCAATATTCAACTTTTTTAATGATAATCCTCATAGCACTTATCAGAAAATTTAAGTAATCTTATCACTTTTGCATGATCAGCTTCTAAATGTTCTTTTGTTTGTATTTGCGAATCTTTTCCTTCTTGAATTGCTAACCACGGAAACAATACATATGTTTTATTTTGAAACTGTAATGTCATTGTCATATAATCTGCTCCCCATAACATATTTTTATAAGTATTAACTAACCATGATAATCCATCTCTACTTATTAAATATGCACCTGCTAAATATTGATTATTTGTAAGTACCCATTTATTTTGAATATTTGTTTCTTCTGTACTATTCAATAATAACATTTGCCAATCATTTATTTCTTTTAATCCATTATCCACTATTTCTTCCCAACCATCTCTAAATAATATATCATCTTCTAATATTAGTGCCATTTCAACTTCTTTTTCTAATAAATATTCCCATAAAGAATAATGACTAATTGCACATGCTTTTTCTTTTGATGATAATGCTGGATTTAATGGATATTTGTCAAATAATTCTGATGTAGGTGTTGTTGCATCCCATCTAATTAGTCTATTTATTCTTTTACACATTCTATCATATCTTTCTATTGAGCTTACAACATTTATACAGTAAATTGGATACGTCATCATTTTTTATTTTATATATCTTTATCTTTATCTTTATTTTCTTCATTCATTTCTTTTTCTAATGGATATGTTATGTTTTTATTTGGTTCATCTAATTTTAAACTATTCTTAA